CGGCCGGCGGCCGTGTTTTGCGACGCGGGCAACGGCAGCGGCGTGATCGACCGTCTGCGCCAGCTTCGCCACCGCATCACCGAGGTGCACTTCGGTGGCCAGGCGCGCGACCAGAAGTACCTGAACAAGCGGGCCGAGATGTGGTTCGCCATCCGCGACTGGCTGCGATCTGGCGGCGCGATCCCGAACGACCAGTCCCTGAAGATGGACCTGTCGGCGCCGACCTACGAGTTCAACGCCGCGGGCAAGATCAAGCTTGAGAGCAAGGACGACATCAAGAAGCGCGGCATGCCGAGCCCTGACGTTGCCGACGCGCTGGCCGTCACGTTTGCGACGCCTGTTCGCGTTTCGGCCCCTGGTGCGGCAGAATCGCGCGCTATCACCGACTACTCGATCTTCGGGTGAGGACCTCATGAGTGGACTATTCGGATCCAAGCCGCCGCCGCCGCCGGAGCCGGTTCCGGCGCCTGTGGTGAACCAGGAGATCGTCGACCGCAACACGGCCGACGTGCTGCGCCGTCGCCGTGGCAGCCGCGCGACCATCACCGGAGCGTCGGAGATGGGCAGCACGGCCGGCAGCGTGGCGATCAAGGACCTGTTGGGGCAATGACATGAGCGGCCTGACCGGACGATCGACGTTGTGGGACCCGGGCGGGTTCATGCAGTCCAAGGTGGGCGACCCGCTGGGGCTGAACAACAAGCTCGCCGACAAGGCCGAGAAGAACACGCCGAAGTCGTGGCAGCGGATCCAGAAGGAGGACCCGTTCACGTCCTGGTCGCTTGACAGCTATTCGCGGAGCCAGCTGTACGGGGTGAAGCCGAAGAAGAAGGAGCCCCAGGGCCGGGCGGCGTCCGATCTCCTCGGCGGCAGCGGAACCTTTGAGGGGGGCTGACATGGCAGACAGCAGGGCGACCGAGATCCTGGAGATGCACGCGCGGATGCAGAACCAGCGCGAGCACTTCGAGAAGGTGTGGCAGGACATCGCCGAGCGCGCGGCGCCGCGCAAGGCCGAGTTCGGTCGGCGCAACGCGGCCCAGGTCGTGAAGGGCAAGCAGCGCACCGAGCGCATGTTCGACGCGACGCCGAGCCTGGCGCTGGACCGGTTCGCCAGCGCGTTCCACTCCCTGGTCACGCCCCGGAACCAGCAGTGGCACAAGCTGAAGGCCGTCGACGACGAGCTCAACGACAACACCGAGGTGCAGCGCTACCTCGACGAGGTCAACAGCCGGCTGTTCGCGGCGCGCTACGCGGCGAACTTCGACAACCAGGCGCACGAGTGCTACTACGACGCGGGCGCCTTCGGGAACATGGGCCTGTTCATCGGCGACCGGCCCGGCCGCGGCATGCTGTACCGGACGATCCCGGTCGATCAGCTGTTCTTTGCCGAGAACGACTCCGGCGTCGTCGACCTGGTGCACCGGTACTGGTGGATGCCGGCCCGTGCTGCGGCGCAGCGCTGGGGCGACAGGTTGCCGGCGCACATCAAGCACGCGGCCGAGCGCACGCCCGAGGCCGAGTACCCGTTCCTGCACTGCGTCAAGCCCCGCACCGATCTGGACGTGCTGCGCATGGACTACCGCGGCATGGAGTTTGCGAGCTACTACGTCGCGGTCGACAGCCGGGACATCCTTGACGAGGGCGGGTTCCGGGTGTTCCCCTACGCGGTGGGGCGCTATGCCGTCACGTCTGGCGAGATCTACGGCCGCAGCCCGCTGATGACCGTGCTGCCCGACGTAAAGATGCTCAACGAGATCGAGCGCACCACGATCCAGGCGGCGCAGCTGGCCGTGCTGCCGCCGATGCTGGCGCACCGCGACGGCGTGCTCGACGCGATCCGGCTGACGCCGGCGGCGATCAACTACGGCGGCGTCGACGATCAGGGCCGGCAGCTGCTGCAGCCGATGAAGTTCGGCGAGAACCTGCCGGTGTCGATCGAGATGGCCGACCAGAAGCGGCGCGTGATCCAGGACGCGTTGTGGAACACCCTGTTCCAGATCCTGGTCGACAACCCGGCCATGACCGCCACCGAGGCGATGCTGCGCGCGCAGGAAAAGGGCGCGCTGCTGGCCCCGACCGCGAGCCGCACCGAGTCGGAGTTCCTGAACCCGATGGTGGCGCGCGAGCTCCAGATCCTCGAGGACGCCGGCCAGCTGCCGCCGCGACCAGAGGCGCTGCAGGGCGCGGGCGAGCTCGAGATCGAGTACACCAGCCCGCTGGAGCGCGCGCGCCGCGCCGAGGAGGGTGTGGCCATCCTGCGCAGCGTCGAGCAGCTGGCGCCGCTGGCGCAGGTGCTGGGCCCGGCCGCCTACAAGCGGGTGAACGTCGACGCGGCCGCGAAGGTGATCTTCGATGTAAACGGCGTTCCGGCGAAGGTGCTCTACTCCGACGACGAGATGGCGGCGATCGACGAGGAGCAGGCCGCGCAGGCTCAGCTTCAGCAGGTTCTGCAAGCCGCGCCCGTGGCGGCCTCGGCAGCGAAGGATCTCGCTCAGGCCGGCGCGCTGGCGCAGGGCATGCCGAACACCCCGACCACCCTGTCGCAGCCATGAGCGCCGCGGCTGTGCCGTGGCCGTGCACCGTTGCCGAGGTGGACGACATGCCCGGCCGCTGGGTGTGCGTGCCCGATGGCGCCGAGGAACTCGCCGGGGCCGGCTGTGACGAGGACGAGGCGACCGACGACATGTGCGACCGCATCGAGGCGGCGACGGTGCACTGATGGTCGGCGCCAACCTGTTCGCCCGGTTCTGGAACCTGCGCGAGAGCGCGCGGGCCGTGTTCCAGCGCCGCAAGGCCACGCCGAAGCAGGCGCGGCCGATCCTGGACGAGCTCCGCGAGTTCTGCCGCGCGGACACGTCCTGCATCGTGATCGGACGCGACGGCCGCGTCGACACTCACGCCACGGCTGTGGCCGAGGGCCGGCGCGAGGTGTTTTTGAAGATCACGCAGATACTGAACCTTACCGACGAGCAGATCAACGCACTGAAAGGCAACGATCATGACCACGACTGAAGCACCGGCCCCGGCGGCGGCTCCTGCACCTGCTGCCCCGAACGCGGCGGCTGAACTGCTGGGCGGCGCTCCTGCGCCCGCGCCAGCGCCAGGCGCTCCTGCAGCAGCGCCAGCACCGGCCGCAGCCGATCCGAACGCTGCCGGTGAGGCGGCGCTGAAGCTGCCCGGCAAGGACGCCACGCCCGAGCAGTGGGCCGAGTTCTACAAGGCGATCGGCGCGCCCGAGAAGGCCGAGGACTACAAGCTCCCGGTGCCCGAGGGCGACGACGGCGCGTTCGCCAAGACCGCGTCGGAGTGGTTCAAGGACGCGGGCATCCTGCCGCAGCAGGCCGAGAAGCTGGCCGGCAAGTGGAACGAGTTCGTTGCGTCGCAACAACAGGCGGCGGACAAGGTCGAGGCCGACCGGGTCGCGGCGCTGCACGCCAAGAACACCGCCGAGCAGGCCGACCTGCGCAACGAGTGGGGCCAGCAGCACGCTGCGAACATGGAGTTCGCGCGGCGCGCGGCGACGCAGTTCTTCCCGAAGGAGCAGGCCGGCGCGGTGATCGGGGCGATGGAGGGCGTGCTGGGCTACAAGGCCACGATCCAGGCACTGCACCGCATCGGCCAGGGCCTGGGCGAGCACGACGCGACGGCGGGCCTGGGCGGCGCGGGCAACGCGGGCGCGGGCGAGAAGTCGCTGGCGCAGCGCATGTACCCGAACATGCCGAACTGACCTCCGTTGAGATTTCCTGTGGTGTTGACGCAACAGTGGCGCGGGCGCTACAGTCGCGGCTATTGGTGTGGTTTCCACACCACTGACGACGGGAAATCCACACCGGAGGTTGCATGGCAACGATTGGCTTTCAGGCGCTGACGCTCACCGATTGGGCCAAGCGCGTCTCGCCCGATGGCAACGGCATCTCGCCGGTCGTCGAGCTCCTCAACCAGTCCAACGAGATCCTGATGGACATGCTGTGGCTGGAGGGCAACCTCGCCACCGGCCATCGCACGACCGTCCGCACGGGCTTGCCGGCCGTCGCTTGGCGCAAGCTGAACTACGGCGTGCCGCAGGCGAAGTCGACGACCGTCACGGTCGACGATGCGTGCGGCATGCTGGAAGCCTTCGGCCAGGTCGACAAGGACCTTG